CGTGTCGTACGGCCAACCGTCTGCAATCTGGTGGTAGGCGTCGAGTTCATATTCGCTGGCTGTAATCGTTGTCTCGAACGTGCCGTCGTCGTCGTCGTCAAGTTTCAACGTCGTGACACTGATGAGGTCGGGCACCTCGAGGCTGTAGCCACCAACACCGAATATCTTGGTTGCTGTTACGGGTAAGAACGTCCGGCCGGTGTCGTTGTCGATAGCGACGGTTGCCGCTTCGATCGAGTCAGTAACACGGCCGAGGAGCGCCGCGCCGACTGTTGCTTCGCCCATCCGTTCGATTACTTCGTTTGCAGTGCAATACGCCATGACGCTCCCCTTCCGTTACTTGCGGGCCGTAGCGGGCTTTGTGGGCTTGCGTGGCGGGTGCACAGCGGAGCGGGTCGGCTCGGCCGTGCGTGTCTCTGGACGGGGCGTCGGTGCCTCGTCGTTGCGTGTCGCCATGCCGAGAGACACGAGGCCTTCGGCTTCGGCGGCGGGCAGGTCGATCGAGTCGCCAGGATTCGGCCACGACTGCCCGTTGCGGGTGCCGCTGATCTGGCGGGTCATTGTTACTTTCGGCATTACGCCTCCTTGATGTTCGGTGTGACGGGCCTTACGAACGGGGCGCGACCGAAGATGGCCGCGCCCCGTTCAATCAGGTCAGGAAGCTGCGCCTGCGACGTACGCCTTGATGGCGCCCGTCGTGTCAGCCTGCACGCCGCCACCGCGCACGACGCAACGGAACGTCGTCATGTCGGTGTTGAACGCGAAGTCAGTCGACGACTCGAAACGAACCTCGTTCACCTGACGGGCGAAGTAAGTCGAGAAGTCACCGAACAGGACCGTCTTTGCATCGGCGGCAGCAGCCGCCATGCTGACATCGACGTAGACCGGCTTGCCGAGCAGAACGTCCGGTGCGCCAGCAACAAGGCCGGGCTGCCAGATGTACTGATTGTCGCCGTCCTTGATCTTGCGGATGGCAGCAACGTTGCTGTCAGCCAGCAGCCAGCCACACGACGCCGAATTGCGATACGGCGAAATGACGCTGTGGTACAGGTCGATCAGGTTGTCGCTCGTCGGGACGAACACCGTCGCTGATCCGGTCACGCCAGCGGATGCCGCAGTAGCGACACCTTGCGGCTGAGCCGTACCCGTACCGGCGGTGAGGTGTGCACCCCACGCATTACCGACAGCGCGACCGGCCTGCATGGCAAGGTAGCCAGTCAGGTCGATACCGGTGTCGGTGAGCAGTTCGGTCGACACCTGAATCAGCGTGGCGTACTTGTAGACCGGCAGCGAACGCGAAGCGAACGCCGGATCAGACTCGGAGATTGCAGCCTTCTCAGCGGTGAGAGCCGCCGAGCTGTGACCGGTCGTTGCCGGCACCTGGATCTCTTCGCCTGAGCTGGTACGAAGAAGCGTCGGGCCAGCCTGGAGCACGCCCGATACTTCGATCAGGTGGGCCTGGAGCTGGTCGTAGAACGACGTCGGGACAGTGGCACCGCCAGCGCCAGCCGTGGCCTTCGACAGGTCACGCTGAACAGCGCCACCCTTGAACGACACGGAACGGGTTTTGCCGTCCAAGAAGTCGCGAAGCAGGACTGCGTCGGTCGGAGCATCCGAGCGGGTATCCGGTGCCGTCATGGCATCCAGAGCACGCTGCACGTCAGGATCGACTTCATCGGCACGCTTGAGCGTGGCGGCGATGTCAGACATGCGCTGATCGAGTGAAGCGATATCGGTGTCGTACGCGCGGAGCTTGGCGTCATCTTCGGCGCCGGGGCCGTCGTCGCGCTTCTCGGCATCTTCGAGATGGGTCCGCATTTCGGCAACGAGGCCGTCGCGCTTACCCTTGAGATTCTTGAGCAGATCGCTCATCGTGTGTCCTTTCAGACAACTAGAAGTGGTGTGGGTTGCGCCCGCGGGTTTGGTCCCGTCAATCAGGCATTCAGCTCAGCGAGACGCAAACGCGCCCAGCCAAGCGACACACCGCGTTCGACGATTGGTACGTCGGCAGCAGTGGCGAGAAGAGCAGCACGAACAACCGGGTCGGTCATGCGCTCAAGAACTTCGGCGGCGGCATCAGGGTGCCGATCCATCAACGACCGGAGAGCAACAGCAGCACCCTCGCCCTCGGTTGACAGATACGCCGGCCAGACAACGGGAGCCACCTCAATAATGCTGGCCCGTTTCACCGTGACGAGAAGAGTGCCCTCGTCGGTGTATGTCAGATCCTCACCGTCAGGCGATGTCCGCATCGTGAACGAAGAGCCGCGAAGATCGCCGCGCTCAATCTTGCGCTTCACCCGAACATGGTCAGGGTCTGCGCCGTCGAACGGGATGTCGTAGCGGAGCCCGAACTCGTCGGCCTCAACAATCAGCGTGCCAGCCGAACGACGACCGAGCAGTGCGGCGTAATCGTGGTTGTAGCTTGCGATCTGGTCGTCGTCGCGCAGTGACTCGGTGAAAGCGTCGGGGTCGAGCTGCTCAACGAAGCCGCCGAGGTTCTGGCTGTAACGGTTCCACACGGCCGCGTACGCCGTGATAGTGGACTCACCGTCACCTGCGGCCCTCATCTGGACTTTGACGCCCTCAGCGCGATAGGCGTAACCCTTCGCTGGCGTGCCGGACTCGATGATCCCGCGGCGGGTCGTGAGTGTGTCGATCATTGCTGAACCTCCGAAGGGGTCGGTGTCGTTGCGTATGGCGGCCACAAGTACACGTCGCCTGCGCCATTCGGGATTGGTGCCTCGTCCTCAAGCGCTCGACGTTCATCAGGCGACGCCATACCGGCGCGGATAGCTGTGTCGTGCGCCTTGTAACGGTCAGCTAGTGATGTACGGACAGTTGCGTTGGCGTTGAACTTGCAGAAACGATCGCCTGGCAGCAGGTTCCGTGAGAACGTCCGCTCCATCGCGACATAAACCGGATACAACGCCCGCACCTCAAGCGAACGTGTCACGCCCTCAAGCGTGCTGTACGTCATTGAACTGCCGGTAGAACCACCAACAAGCTCGGGCGGCACACCGTGCGCCACCGCGATCTCTGTAGCGATCCGCTCACGCATCGCAACCATGTCAGAAGTGGCGTCACCACGGGAAATGGGTGTCAGCTTCCAACCCTTGCCGGTCGTGAATGGTCGGCCTGGATTTGTACGACGAGACGTTTCGTAACGGTCCGCTGTCGCTTTGGCCTGCTCACTGTCGAGCTGCCCCTCCCACTCAAGGTGGGCGAGCGGTAGGCCACCAGCCAGATATGAAGCAACCTGCGCCTTAGCGCCCTCCGTGCCCAACGTGACCAACTGATCGAGCGCCTTGCCGATCGACGCACCACCACCGAGAGAACCAGGCAGCGGACGACGACGGATATGTACGATCGGGCCGAGCGGCCACTTCTCGTGCAACTTGCCGGCGTAGCCGTACTTGACTCGGCCTTGAAACTTCTCTTTCGATACGTCGTCAGGGTTCAACCATTCGAGCTTCGTCGCCCAGCCACCGCGAGCAGATGCGGTGATAAAGCCGATGGCCTCGTCCCACAACGACAGCGACGCCGAGCAGGCGTAAAGCCATTCTTCAGGACTGAACACTTCCGACGGCGAATCGAGGATTGCCGACTTCGTGACCTTCGTCCGGCCATCACCTAACGGCGTGTACTCGTGAAGCGGCATCGACATGATCGACGCCGCCTTGATGTCGACACACGCTAGCGTCGAAGTAATAGCAAGCTGCTTCGAGACTGTGGCGGAACCGCCCGAAACGTCAGACCAATTGCCGCCAGAACCAAACACATCCTGATGCGAGATCGACCGCTTCTGAAACGAAGAGCCCAACGTCACGATGTGCGCTCCATTGCCTCAGCGGTAAGCATGAGCAGCGCGCCGCCCACGATAAGGCCAAGCCATACCGTCAGAACGAAGCAGCCGCCCACAAAGACACAGCCGCCAGCAAGTTGCACGAACGTCGAAAGACTCGGCATGTTGGCCTCCTAATCAGGCAAGAATGGCGGCGAGCGGATCGCCTAAAGCTTGTTCAGCACCTAGCCGGCCGTAGGCGAGCGTCAGTGCTTTAAGTGGCGAGATGTCACCGTTCGATGCCCGGCTACTAAAGTCAGTGTTGCCGTCGCCGTAAGGCTTCGTGGCGGCCAGCTCGAGCGCCTTCGTTAGCGCCGGTTCCCCACGGTGGCGGAGTGTTGGTGCTTCGCCGGAGCATGCGTCAATGAGCTTCTGTGAAGACTTGGCTTGATCAGCACCGGACACTGGGACAACCGTCACGCCGAGAGCAATCATGTCGTCGATAAGCGGTTCGTCTTTGACCATTGCGACCGGCTTACCGCCGAGTTCCTGGCACAACTCACGGACACGCTCAGCGGCCCATTGAGTACCTGGCCGAGTGGCGACTAGCTTCGCCTGCTCAAAACCATCAGGCGCCAAACCGACCGCCACGATCGAAGTCCACGAACGGTCATAGGCAACGACGCACGCAAGCGACACCGTCGAATGGTCATACTCAACGTTGACGCGGCCGAGTGATGCGAACATGTCGAGATCGATCGGGCCAGCCTCGCCATCAGTGCCAGGCTCAACAGCCCAGATACAGAGATGCTCTTGGCCGAAACCAATCGGGCCGAGCAGGTAATACTGCTCACGAAGAAACTCGATCTTGCCTGCAGGTCGGTGGGTGACGGCTGGGTTGGTCGCAATCCATACCGACTCGTCGGTGAAATCTAAAGGCACAACCGAAACGACATCACCGTTCGGACTGAGGCTTAGCGTCTCAGCGGTGTGGCCGACGTAACCGAACGGGCCAGGGTCAGCCAGTAGCGCACGCTTACGAACAGCCCACCACGGCTTCGATATCTTCGGGAGAGCGGCGGTGCCGATCATGTTGAGTTGAGGGTTGGCGTTGGCAAATAGCGTCGGCGTCATTGCTGCCAGTTGCTCGGCGGTAGCGTGCTGAGCTTCATCAACAACCACGCGATCGATATCGTCAGTGCCTCGGCCACCGCCCCCCGTTCTGGTGCGATACCAAATCTGACCACCGTTACGCATCTCGATCATCTGCTGACCGGTGCCGGTCCATTTACGTTTGATCTTCGAGCGGAGATCCTTGTGATCGAGAACCATCAACATGCGGGCCTGTGTCTCGGTCGCCAGCAGGACAGCGTCGTGGATCGTGTGAAGGATTGCTTCGGCGCGCTGAACGATGCCCCAGAACTCAACGACCTCGATCTCGTCGCCCTTGCCATTCTGGCGGGCCATCTCGCGACCGGTCGTCTGAGCAGCCCAGCGATGATCGGCCGTTTCGGCCATCATCACCTCAACAGCTAGCCGCTGTGTCGGGTCGAGCGTCTTGCGTGAATAGTGCTCCCACAGCTCAATAGCTGCGTGAGCTTCATCCAGACTTGCGGCGTCGGGAGGAAGAACCAGAATCGCCGGTGCGGGCTCGACGTTGAGCGTCCAATTCGTCGACAACGGTCACCTCTTCGGGAGTCTCGAGGGCTTCTAGTAACTCGCCAATCACACGGCGCTCGCGGGCGAGTGACGCCAGCCACGAACCTTCGGCCGCCTGCATCGCTGAGCCCAAAAGGTCGTAGTCATCTCGCAGATCATCAACACGACTCACGGCCCACCAACTCTCAGGGAAATCAGCTCACACAAAAAGAAGAGG